GAAGAAGTCCTATAAGTTTTTGATACTTTTCCGGCAGCTAAGTCTTTTATGGCTTTGTTAGGTCAATAATATACAATTTCCAGTATATTATAGACTCGCAATTTGAAAACTGTTGTGAACTACTCAGTCACGATCTAGTTGTCTTCCATATCATCTTCTCCTGTCTCGAGGGTACGGGTGCCAGCAAGGGTAGCCAGATATTCAGACTTACGATTCTGCCACCTACTAACACAGCTAGGATTGATACGCGGGACCATAAGAATACCTGTCTTCTTAGAATCAATAAACTCCTGCGCATCCTCGCCCGTTCGCGTCACCAATGACCACAACACCATAGACTCTCTATCACGCACCATCTCGCGACGGCTCTCCCACCTCTTCACGTTCTCGTTTGGACGAAAATACTTCATCGGCTTATAACGATGCCTAACATACTGCTCAGGAGAATCATAGAAGAAAACGTCGCTGTCACCGGTCTCATTCCTTCGCGATGCATCAGCTACCTTCCAATAAAGCAACTCGTCTCTAGAACCAACATAATGCTCAGTTGGAATACCCGTCTCGGCATTATAGATTCGACGCCCATTAACATTCGACGGGTACCCACGCTTGCTACTACTACCTGAGTCCTTACTATGAATAGCTATCTCCATATCTTCTTTCAAACAAAGTTCTGGATAGGTAATAAGATATACTAGTTTGCTTTAAGTGTTTTGGGATATTGTTTAATTGAATAACTCCTCAATAATCTCGTCTGCTAGAGTTTGTTCCTTATACGGTTCCGAAGATGAACCCGCACTCTCCAAATGTTTGACCTTCTTCATCAAACGTCTGTTTAATCCACGGAGGTTATCTAATGCAGCCTCTTTCTCATTTACACTTGCTTCTAACTCGGCAATCTTGTTGACCATATCCTTCAATTGTGCTTGCTGACTTGACAGGATTTGGACTACTTCCTCGTGTTGAAGCTCTCGCTGATTCCCATCCGGGGTGTTAATCACGATCTTACTAGAAGCGTTCCTATGAAACTCACTCGCCATTCTCTCGGCTTCCTTCCTTCTCTTTTCCTCAATCAAAATCATCTGCTCCAATACATCTGGCTTCATAGCAGGCCTTCCCGGTTCATAATCTTTCAAAGCATCCTCTATCTCTTCCATATAAAAATGCTTTGCGTCAGCTTCTCGAATAAACATATCTACAGTTTTATTTGACTCCTTGACAAACTGTGGATGAGGATTATCTAAAAGTTTCCTCTTGTCAAACGTGTTATGGTCGTGAGAGAACACTAAAATAGTCTTCAATGGGTCTAATTGAACAAAAGGGACGGTGTAGTTTTTCAAAAACGCCTTCTCCTCCGCGAGAGCTGCATGGTCTTCATACCTATGGTCCTTCAAAAGCTTGCGTTTGAAAGCAAATGTTCCTGCTGTAGCGTGATTTGGATTATAAGGTCCGAACTGCATCATTTTGTTGATGTGCTTAAACCAAATATAGATCTCACTGCTGCCAGCACATAACGCGTCCTTGCTATTCTGGAGCCTTTCTACAGCGTGAGAAACCCTACAAGCCGGATAATAATCATCATCATCCATATACACAATAATGTCACCACAAGACTTCTCGTGCATCAAATTACGCTTCTTCCCCAAAGACATTTTTACGTCATACGCGAAATATTTAACACCCGGAACATCTTTAACAAGATCCTCTATCTTATCCGAACCATCGTCTATTATAATCCATTCCATCTTGCTCTGTGGATAGTCCTGTCTCAAATAATTTTTTATCATTGATTTGATGAAGGGCCTACGATTGAACGTAGGTGTACAAATAGAAACAAACGGGAGTTTGCCCTTGCTCTCAACTTCAGACTTAGCCTTAGTTCGATTCTTCTTTCCCATAGCTAATAAGTCATAATTATTACCTATAAGTAGTTCAAACTGCTAAAACAATTATGGACGGTGTTTCCATAATAGAAACGCGTATGTAAGTAACATAACAAGACTTGGCACAACAGTCAAATAAGAAAAGGCATTCGCGATAACCATCAGACCGAAGAAAGCAGTCAAGAAATATGAATGATTACTCATTACTTCGAAAACACCTCCGGTGTCAAGGACCAGTGGCAAGGCTACAAACGTGAAAAACGTTTGAACAGTCTGCCATACTGCCACGCCTCCCGCAACAAAGAAATCAAATCCTAATACGAAGAGGAATACAAGTGCCCATAGCCATCCTTTGTTTGGAGCTTGGAACATTCCAACCAACGTGCTAAGGAAGCCGTAGAAAGGGACAATTTGGAGTAGTATAGCTACCACTGGAACCGATAGAAAGAGAACTAAGGCTGGGCTAGTTCCAGTAGCAAGTGTAGATGAAATGTCAAACATCTTATTGATGAAGCTACGACCGTTCAAATACGAAAACTCAATACTCTCAGCAAGCCACGCCTTGAAATCACCAACCAGGCCAGGCTGTCCGTCCTTCCAGTCATAAGGGAAACTATACTTTGACAATCCTGATATTTTGTCCATCATCTGTAGCCTTTTCTCGGACACCGCTCCACCTTTTAATAATGTATAAGGCTTTCCTTTCTTGGCTGCCTTCATTTCCCCGAATCTAGATTTCATCAGATTCATCCCCTTCCCAAAACTCTCTTTCAAGTTTCCACGTAACGATTTGCTTTTGCCATCTGAGTAAGGTGGCTGCTTATCGTCATCAGGAAATAATGTGCCTAGGTAACTCTTTTTGTTAGTTACGTAATCCTGCATATAGAGAAAGTTGCTTCCAAAAATGGCCCATATGAAAGTAATTATTAATGCGGACACTATAGACTTGAGAAAACCTATCCAATCACTTTCATTTGATTTGTCGGTTTTACCATCTTTCTCGTTTCTTTTCTTTTCTAACAAAGATAATCCTTCTACCATAATCTATATTATGCTTATAGATTAATTGCTTTCTCTACATAGTATAATGGTATTTTCCGACATATTCTTTGTACTGTTTGTGCTTCTGATAGTAGGTTTGACAATATTGTTTTTATGGAAAGCGGTTCGTGCTGGATATCGCAAGGCAATGATAGAAAATCTACAAGGTCATATGCAATTCCGGACAGCTTCTCCGCGTAGTCAAGACGAAGGCGTTTCTGTAGAGATGGAGCCATTCCCTCAGCCAAGGCCAGAACAGAAACCGTATATTGGTATGTATAGGGTCCATATGTTGGGGCCCTCTGTTGCTCAATATGGAAAAGAAAATGCTGTATACATTCCAACTGTAGACGGCCTCCCAGCCTCCGCTCTTCCTAATATCTCAATGAAAGCGCCATGGTCTTTTGAATCGATTGCGGCTGCCGAAAAACCCGAGTCTGATGTATGCCGTAAATCAGCGACTGGTTTATTCTACGAGTGTGGTGTTCCGCCTGCCAGTAGTATGTGTTATTAGGTTTTTCATAATTAGATGTGTCTTGAATCTAATTATGCTATGTTATCAAAAAATAGGTTTTGCTTATCTTGCATATTCTAACCCGACATTTCCGCTCTCAAACTTCACCACATTGTATCTTTCTTCCAAGATCGTAAGATCATAGGTATAATTATATACTCGCCAAGATGGCTTGTTAACAGCAATGGGTAGTCCACTACTTGGATCACAAATAGTTAAAAACTGTGCTGAGGGATCCATAGGAGGGTAATAAGTCTTATATTCGAACTCTATAGTACGAAACTTACTCATATTCATTCCTCCAGTTGGCTGCAAATCAAATGGACTGGTATTCAGATTGAAGTTGTAGCAATAAAGCCCTTGCTCAGCATTGCCTCCTGTTCGCATATACTTCTCTACGTAGTCAAACACCCCAGATGGCATCTCATTCTCTCGATATTTCCCATCCATAATAATGGCCCAAGACTCTAAGATCTGTTTTTGATTGTCGGGTGAATAATCACCTGTTATGTAAATGTTTGACGATATATCCGCTTTCCCATTAAAATACGGATTTACCTCTGGTGTATAACCAGATACAGGACCACATACTAAGGCATATGTGGGGTCTGACGAGTTCGCAGCACGTATGGGATAAGGCATTTGGTTGTTATAAGGCCAGTTTGAATAATTACTCCACTCATTTCTCAAAGACCTATCACTACGTTGGAAAAACCACATCCAATCTGCTACAACAGACAGCGAGTCTATGTCTACTCTTCCAGCTCCAACCGTATTGTTAAACTGATATTCATAGACCTCCTTGATGAGATAAGAATGTGGCCGTGCTGCAAAAACGCGTGTTTCCTCTTCTGACAGGAAACAATAAGTTGCATTTAGATGAATACCAGCATTCCAATTTGTCCGTGTATCTGAGTAGTCAGACTGATTCAACTCAATTGAAGGAGGCGGCTGTAAAAACTTATAAAAACTATAGCGGGCATCGTTGAAATTGGGACGTATATAGTTGCCATTTGGACTATCCATATCACGCACCACAAATAAGTCAGCAACTGGTCTTATCCGGACTTCAATATCCAATATGTTATACTGAAGAGCCACCAATGGAAACGCCTGTTTTGAAGAAAGTGTAAACCATAAATTAATCGGAATATACAGTTGCCTTCCGTTAATACTTGGCTGAGGACCTAGTACAGATGACGTATAATAAGCACTGGGATATTTCCCACCTCTATTGAAAGCATTGGCCGGATCATTCATCTCTGGAACGTTCCCTGTCATCTGGTAATAGAGAGCTTTCTTCTCAGCAGTAAAATCGCGCTCTACCAAATTATACAAATATTGACCACTTACTTTCTGCAGAGTTTGACCTCCCGCTGTCACTTCTATCTGCTCTATCATCTGTGTACCTAAATTCTCAATCCACTTGAATTCATATGGTCTCCAATTTCCAGAACAGTCTTCTGGTGGCAAAATAGGACTCCATATGGTAGGCATATCAATGACAAGATAAGTATCCATTAGTAACTCAGCGTAGCGCGGGACCTGAAACTTAAATACTGAACTCTCGCTCATACGCAATACACGCTGTCCTTGAAAATCTATCCTGAATTTCTGTAATCCAAAGTTGGTATACGTCTTCCAAGTACTTGTGAAAAATGTTGTTTTTGGGTTGCTATTAAGTATTATATTACCTTGTCCACTTGACACTAAGTTAAGCAAACCACCTGGCATGTAATATATAGTTAGAATAGACTTTAACTAATTTGCTCCGGCAAATTATATGATGACAATGTATAAGAATGGATAAACTCAAACAAGCAGTAGGTGCTCTCAATCAAGCATCTCTGATGAGAATCGTAATCATCATTATTATTGTAATTGTGATTATTGGAATAATAGCATATATCTCTTCCAAGCTATCTCTTCGCCGTCGTAAATGTTCCACTCTTTCTACTCTTTACAAGAACTTTCCAGCCATTTCGTCTTTCAACGCCAATGATAATAACTATCAATACACATTGAAAGATTATTACATAAAAACAGCATACAATGCTTGTTCGATTGGCGACTTCAAGAATAGTTTTGTTGATCTTTGTGCGCTAAAAGAAGTTATTCGCCAGGGATACAGAGGAATTGATTTGGAAATCTATTCCGTAGATAATGAGCCTGTTATTTCAACTAGTTCTCTCAAAAGCTATGATGTCAAACAGACCTATAATTCAATCCCTTTTGAAGCTGTATGTGAAGTCATAGCTGATTATGCTTTCTCTGGTTCCGGCTGCCCAAATCCTAACGATCCTATTGTTCTTCATCTTCGAATTATGAGTCAAAATACAGTGATTTATAAGAAAATGGCAGACGCAATTTACAATAAACTGGAAGGGAGAGTCTTAGGCAAAAAATATAGTTACGAAAACCACGGTAAAAACCTTGGAGATGTTCAACTCAAAGATTTGACGCAAAAGGTAATAATTGTCGCTGACAAATCCAACCCTGCGTTTGAAGGTACCAAATTAGACGAATACGTGAACATTGCCAGCAATTCCGTTTTTATGCAGGCCTTGCGGTTTGACGAAGTAAGATATACACCTGATATGCAAGAACTCATTGAAT